CCTTGGATATGATTGTCACATGATTTTTGTGAACACCTCTTTGGATACTGCACAGGAACGTAACAGAATGCGTTCTCGTACACTACCAGAGGATCAAGTTACACAAATGTGGAATGAAGTTCAACAGAATATCGGTAAGTTCCAAAGGTTGTTTGGTGCATCCAGTATGATTATTGTAGACAATAACGATGCTGGTGAAGATGTGTTCAATAAGGTATGGAAACGAATCGCTATGCTGGTTAAGAAAAAAGTGACGAATCCAACGGCAAAAAGGTGGATTTCGCAAGAACTTGAAAAGAAAAAACGATAAAATCCCCCCAGATTAACTCTAAAGCCCTGATTTATCAGGGCTTTTTTTTGATTTTTTTTCTGAAAATCGCTTGACTTATGTTGTGAAAACAAGTAAGATCATTATGTAAGTTAGAGAAAAGAGAGAGAATCACATGTTCAGAATTCCTAGTTTTTATGAAAATGTTCCTACCTTTGAAGAGGCATGGAATACCATGACTTCCTTTGGTCGTGGTGACTGTCTTGAAGGTATGAACGCAATGAACCGTGTTTGGGAAGAACACTGCGCTAGTTACGGTAGTGACAACGCTCGCTTCGAGACTGATAGTGATTTCTATGAAACTTATGAGTATGAAGTGAACGCCTACAACGTAGTGTTTGAAGGTATGGGTAAACTATTTGGAGAGGTTGCATAATGGTACAGTTCGTAGGCCCTAAAGATACATATGACGCTTACAAGGCGGCACTAGCAACAAACAAGATGGGCAACGATCTTGCAAACAAGTATGCAAATTATGTTGGTAAAAAACTGAAGCAACAGAAAACTGGACGCCTTCAGAACTCTTATGTCGATAGTGGACGCAACAAAGTTTACAAATCAGAGTGGGCAACTGAACGTAAGTTTCCAGAAGCCAAACAGTCTATGACTGAAAAAGAGGTGGCTAAGTTTTTCAAACGTGTTGTGAAGTCTAAGACTTACCAATCTCTAGTGACTCAACGTGGACAGTCTGACCCTGCATTGCGTATTATGAGAAATTCTGGTAATGCTCGTGTCGCTGGACAGGCATCATATCGTGGGGTTGCACTTCACCCTTCATGTGGGATGAACAAGTGGGTTGTGTTACATGAACTAGCACATACCGCTGGACATATGCACCACGACTTACCGTTCCGTCAGACTCTAGTGAAACTGATTTCACGCTTCTTGGGAACTGAAGTTGCAAAAGAACTGAAGCGTCAGTTTCGGGAGCACAAAGTAAAGATGAGTGTTTCTCAGACAATCAAATCGCCTGAGAAATGGTTAGAAGATTATTATAAGATGGCCCAACTGCGGGCGAAAGTGAAAGGTTAATTATGACAGTATATTTGGATATGGATGGAGTCATTGCAGACTTCTTTACTGCGTTTGCCAATGCAAACAATGTAACACATTGGAAGTCGATTAAGGATAAGGAACGGGCTCTTGTCGAAGCTCGAAACACTGACTTCTTTAATCGCATTGAGGTATTCCCAACATCACAAAAACTAGTGGACTTTGTACGTTCCACTGGTGATTGGGGTATCTGCTCATCACCGCTGCGTGGTGATCACAACAACTCTGCATACTGGAAACGAGTATGGTTGGAGCGTCATGGGTTTATGCCTGATGTAGAGAATTGTATCTTTACTAGTAGTAAGCATAAGTATTCGATAAACACATTAACTGGTAAACCTAACATTCTTGTTGACGATAAACCAGACAATATCAAACGGTGGAATGACGCTGGTGGTATTGGTATTCGTTACCAAGCAGATGAGGATGACGTTGATGTACTGATAAAGGATATCAAAAATGCTCTACGCAAAGTTTAGGGATTTCCAACCCAGAGAAGAATACAAAGGTTACGTTTTGGGGTGGGCAGACCATGATGATGGTGATGTTGTTAAGTGGGATTGGACTGTTTACAGGTTCGTTGAACTTCAGAAGTTTGAGACTTCACCCAATACCACTGCAACGAATGAGATGTATGAGGAAATCAAAAGTTTAGACATATCGCCCTATGAACGTGATATGTCTAAAATCAGAGATGAGTTTCAACGGACTGTTGATTGGATACGGTCGGATGAATATTGGCATGAAGGCCCACTTTTTTCATAAAAACACTTGACTTGTTATCAAAACAATGGTATATTATAAGGGTAATGAGAGAGGCGATTCGCAATGATGATTGATAAAGAGTTTAAAGAGTTCATGGATAATGTGTGGACTATTAAAGAGATTGATGGTGTAAAGGTAATCGACCGTTCCTTGGGGTTTGGCGCTCTGCCTGATATCAATCTCTGGTTAGAGAATGAAACATGGGTGTCTGCAAAGGCACTGTGGGAAGCGAAACAAGGAGCTTGATATGAAAAGTATTATTGGTGGATTGTTGGTTTTAACTGGTATAATGATGGTTGCTGGTTCTGCTGGTGACTGTGACGGCAAGTGCATGGAGTATGCAAATTCTTTAGGTGATATGATGAAAACCGTAGGAATTGGCTTGACTATGTGCCTACTTGGTGGTATTATACTGTATGGTGAGAGTAAATAAGGAGAGACTTATGAATGTAGTAGATTTTGATGTGAATGAATATGTTGATTTGAACATGAGTTCTTTGAAAGGAACTATCACTACAACCTACGATAAGTTGGTTGAGGTGCTTGGTAAACCTACCTACACTGATGCAGACCCTAATGAAAAGGTGAATGCAGAGTGGAAGGTTATCGCTGACACTGGTGATGACTTTGTAAAGTTCTCAATCTACAACTGGAAAACTGGTTCTGTTCCTACTGAAGAGTACGAATGGCATATCGGTGGTTTTGGTTATGATGCGGTTGAAGCTGCGTATGGGTTGATTGATGGTTAATTACAATCGACTCATAGACAATGCCCTACTCGCACTGGAACGGTGCAAGGAGTCTGGCTCTGAGTGGGGTATCAATTATTGGACAGGAGTTGTCAATGCACTACTCAGACAAGCAAAGGCGAACAAGCAACTTAACTGACCTTGCAGAACAGTATGGTGAGTCTATCGACAATCTGCCGATGGACGTTTTGATGGAGGCGATATACAATGAGCGGCATGCATTTGATGCCCGTGTACTACACAAGTACGAAACTGACGGGCAAGAAAAAGAAACGTAAGGTTTCTGCAAAGATGCAGAAGGCACAGGCAGACCACGAGAAGTTCTTAAAACGTATGGGGTACAACCCAAAGGACAATACTGTGAAGTCGCCAATATACGAGTTTCCAGACTACTCTTCTGACCGTCCTAGTCTGCCGACTAGTGATGTGATTGATGGGGTTTGTGGTGCAAGGAAAGTACCCACATACACAGGTAATGTTGTTATTGGACAGGCTTACAACAAAGGTGGACTACAAGTCTTATCTACTCAGGAAGCAAACGACCCAATGACAGGAAAGCGTAGATGAATGAATTTTAAATTGTTACAGTCAGAGATGAATGTACTGCCCATGATGAAAGAGGTGGCAGACAATTTCGATGACTTCTATTTGGACACATATCGACAGGATCAGATTTACTGTCAATCAGAAACAATGTCAATCAACCTAATTAAAGGTGTGGTTGATGACGAGCAAACACACTTTGACGATTCCCATACAGTAAAAAAGACTGACCAATATTACAACTATGATAACTGTAGACAGTTTTTGAATTGGTTTGAAAAGACATATAATGAAGAAATTTACAGAGTTGCAATCGTGCATCTCGGTTCAGAGCAACAAGTTTATCCTCACATAGATGGTGGAAAGTATTATGAGGATAAAAATCGGTATCACATGGTGTTGAGTGGATATTATGACTTCACAGTAAATGAGGAGACACAAAGATTCAATGCTGGTGAGTTGTGGTGGTTCGACAATAAGGCGATGCACCATGTTAAAAATGCAACTCCTATTCCAAGGATTTGTATGATATTTGATGCAAAAGGAAAGTGAAAATGCAGTTTACAGTAACAGAGTGGCACCAAGTGGCCTCTAACAAAACCTATGATTGGGATGAGGATATGATTATTGAGGAGTTCGGCTCTGTTGAACGACTCCGTGAAATTATCTCACACCAAGAGCAACAGATGTTTGGTGGTATGGATCCAGAAGGTGAAGAACCAACAGACGAAGAGTCAGATAAATTTTGGAATTTAACTTGGGAAACTGATTATGACCGTGATGACGATTGGTGGACTGATCGTAAGGGCGGTTATGACGTAACGGTAAAGGTAGATGACTAATGGCAAACCATGTACATTTTTCGGTGAACTTTCACCAAATCAACGAACAGGCTCGGGCGAAACTGCAAGAACTGTTCTCTCGTATTCGTACTGATAACGATTACAGTTGGTTTTCTGATATCTTTGTAGACGGTGAAGAACTCACTTATGAAGAATCAGAACAATACTCTTGGACTACAGAACACATCGGCCCTAAGTGGTGTTACTTTGAGGACTACAGTGCAGCAGAGAATGATGTGTGCTTCAATGGTGAATCTGCATGGAGTCCCCCAGAACAGGGACTTGTGAAACTTTTGGAAATCCTAGAACAGTATGACCCTAATATTATTACTTCTATGACGTATGAGGATGAGATGCCCAACTTTGTTGGTGTCTATGTCTATCAAGGGTCGGAGTGTTATGATGGATTTGAAGATGAGTGGGAAGAACTGCGTGATCGTGTAATTGCAGAGTCAGAAACTCTCACACCAGAATCGTGGGATGAAGAAGAGGACGATTGGGTAGACGATGAGGCCCGTGACACATTTCAAGAAGAAATGTGGGGAATCATTGGTGACTCCCAATGGCAGATTATCCATGAGTGTGTAGAACAAATTAAGGAAGATCAAAAAGAACAATGATGATTAAACCAGTGGACTATAGAGTCGCAACTTTGTTTGTGCAAGAGCGGCACTATAGTCCAGTGATGCCTAAACTTACAAAACACTATCTTGGCGCATATCAAGGTGAGGAACTGGTTGGTATTTTGACTTTGGGTTGGGGAACTAATCCAATGGGTACAATTCGTAAGATGTTC